AAAGAGAATGCACTCTTATTTTTCAAGGCATGGCAATTATAGAAACTCACATTATGAGTTTAGAGATGGCAAGCCGACAACTTGGCGCATAGCTTGGTGTCTAACTCATGATACAGAAATATTATTAGCTGATGGAAGTCTTGAGACAATAGGCAACATCGTTAATAATAAAATGAATGTTGACGTGATGTCTAAGCAAGAAGATGGTTCTATAAAGCCAGCAAGAATTACTAACTGGCTGAAATTGCCTAGTAATCAAGATGATTTTATGGTTTTAAGAAGAGGTAAAGCAAAATCTAATGAATGTGGCGTTGTTTCTAAGCCTAAATTATTTGCAACAAAAGAACACCCAGTGTTTACTGATAACGAATATGTTCAAATGCAAAATTTAACACCTAATAATAAAGTTGCGGTGGTTGAGGAGTTTGTGGACAGCGTATCCGAGCAAATAATTTTTGGGCATATTATGGGCGATGCTTACTTATCTAGTGCTGGACAATTGAAAATAAGTAGATGCAACGACCAATTAGAATATTTACAAGATACTATAAAATTAGTTAAAAACTTAGGTTGGTGCGGAGTAAATACTTTTGTTGCAAAATCTGGTTTTGGAGTTGGGAAAACGCAACACACAACATCAAGTAAGTCTTTTAGATATTTGTCAGAAAATTCTTTAATTAGAATAAAAAATAAAAAAAGAGTCTTGGTCGGAAATTTAGATAAATTAAATGATATTGCGGTTTCTCGCTGGATGTTAGATGATGGCTCACTTCATAAAGGACGAGGAATAAATGCTAGACCTAACTATAGGCTTCACATTGAAGGATATGATAAAGAAAGTGCTTTTAAAATAGCAAAATGGTTTGAGTCAAGATATCAAGGAATATTAAGTCTGCATAAAAGAGAAAATTGCGATGGTTTTGTTATTTATTTTGGCGCAGATATGACGCAAGACATAGCTAAAAAGATTGCTAAATATGTTCCTTATTCAATGAGATACAAATTACCAGAATCTTTAAAAGATATTGAATATGCCCTAGAAAATCATATTTGCCAAACAGATTATAGATATTTAATGCAAGAAATAAATTATATCAGAAAAACAAATAGACATGACGATAAGAATCATGATAAATTTAATTTTAGATATGATCTAACAATAGAAGGAACGCATAATTTCATAGCAAACAGCGTAATAGTCCATAATTGTCTTTGGGGTGGAGATGCGGGCAGAGATTGGGCTAAAAAAATTGCTGACAAGTTAAGATAATTTATTTTACTGAATCATCTTTTTTCCAAGCATTCCAAGCTTCTTCAAGGTCAAACAGATTAGCCATTTCAATTTTCCCCATCAGGAAAAGAATCGTTAAATCTTTGTGTATAATGTTCCAAACTTTATAACCAACGCCATATCTACGCCAAGCGTCACAAACTTTAAACGAATAGTTATTTTGTGTGGCAAAATATTTGATGCAGCCTTGGTAAGGCAATTCCTTTTTGTATTTTTTTAAAATCCACATCAACAAATAATATTTGCCGCTGAATTTAATATTCAGATCAATCGTTTCTTTGTCTTTAATCATATTTTTTAGATTAGCGGTTTTAAATCAGCTCCATTTAATAAAATCAAATTTATAAAAAACAACAACTTATTTTTTAATGAAAAAAGAGATTAAGTCACTTCCTTTTGAAGTAAAAGAAATCAATGAGGATGGTGAGTATTTTACTTTTGAAGGCTACGCCTCAACTTTTGGCAATATAGATTTGGGCGACGATATTATTGTTCGCGGTGCATTTTCAAAGACTTTAGAGAAAAATGCAATGTTGCCAATTTTGTGGCAACATCAAATGTCTGAGCCAGTTGGAAAGTCAGTAACTCTTTATGAAGATGACAAAGGCTTATATATCAAAGCAATTCTACCTAAAGAAGACTCTCTCGTTAAAGGTCGCATCATTCCGCAAATGAAAGTCGGCTCAATTCGCGAAATGTCAATCGGCTTCTTCACTCGTGATGCAGAAATGGAAAAGGGTGTGCGCCTTCTTAAAGAAATCGAATTATTTGAAGTGTCTTTAGTCACCAAGGCAATGAACCCGCAAGCACTTGTAAGCGGCTTTAAATCGATGGAATCACTAAAAGATATTGAACAATCACTTAAAGAAATGGGGCTTTCAAATACAGAAGCAAAAACACTCATTTCAAAAGTAAAAGAATTTTCTAATCAGCGCGATGCTGAAGAAAAAACTCAGCGAGATGCTGAGAAGCAACAACAAATCATAAACGATTTAAACAAATACATTATTAATTTAAAAACAAAATAAAATGTCAGATTTTGAACAAAAACATATTGAAGCGTTAGAAGCCCTTCGCAAAGGCGTTTCTGCTGAAATGGAAGTTAAAATTAACACCCTTTTGGATGCTCAAGAAGAAAAAAACCAAGCTAAATTCAAAGAAATTCAAGCCAAAGCTGCTAAAGCTGAAGAGTTAGAAGAAAAAATGAACTCTTTGGAAGCCGATCTTAAAAGAGGAATTGGTGGAGAAGAAAAAGCTGCTAAAACTCAAGAATTGAAAGGATTCGAAGTTCTTTTGAAAAAAGGCTTAGTTAACACTCGCGGTTCTGAAGAATTTAAATATCTACGCTCTGACAACAATGAAGACGGCGGATATTTAGCTCCTTATGAATACGTGAATGAAATTATCAAAAAAATTACTGAAATTTCACCAGTTCGCTCAGTTGCTCGCGTTATTCCTACTTCTTCAAAAGAAGTTAGAATTCCAAAAAGAACTGGTTTAGTTTCTGGCGGTTGGGTTGGCGAAGGTCAAGCTGCTGCTCAATCAAACTCAAGCTATGGCGATGAAGTTTTAAGAGCTGAAAAGATGATGGTCTTTACCGACATTACTTTGGAACTTTTGAGAGATTCTGCTTTTGATATGAGAAGAGAAATCACTGCTGACGTTGCAGAAGATTTTGCTAAACTTGAAGGAGCTGCTTTCGTTAATGGTAACAGCGTTAGCAAACCAGAAGGTCTTTTGACAAATGCTGATGTTGGTTTTGTTGTTTCAGGCGCTGCTGCTGGTTTAACCGCAGACGCTTTGTATGAAGTTCAAGGTGAAATTCCAACTGGCTATAACCTAACTTGGATGTTTAACCGCAAAACTTTGCACAAACACATCAGAACTTTAAAAGATGGTGCTGGTCAATACCTTTTCCAACCTAGCTTGGGAACTCCTGATATGCCAAACACTGTTGCTGGATTGCCTTACGCTCTAGCTAATGATATGCCTGACGTTGCAGCTAATACTTTCCCAATCATCGTTGGTGATTACAGAAAAGCTTACTACATCGTAGACAATCAAAGCATTGAGTTCTTAGAAGATCCATACACTCAAGCCACCAGTGGCAAAAGAAGATTTGTTGTTTTCAAAAGAACTGGCGGACAAGTTGTTTTAGCTGAAGCTTTGAAAAAAATTAAAATTTCTCTATAATTAATTTAGAGGGGGAAACCCCTCTTTTAACTCAAAAAAATTAAACAAAATGGCAAGCGTAGATTTAAAAAATGATATTAAGTCGCTTAATGCTCTTAATATCCAAGCAATTACAACTAATACAACAACTGCTGGCGTTGAAATTGACACAAAAGGTTTTGATTCGGTGACTTTCGAAATCTTAACTGGTGCAAGAACTGATGGAACCGTGACTCCTCTTATCCAAGAGTCTGATACTTCTGGTTCTTTCTCTGGTTCTGTTGCCGACGAAGACTTGATTGGAACTGAGGCTAATGCTGCACTTTCTGCCGCTCAATCTCGCTCAATCATTGGTTACGCTGGTAAAAAACAATTTTTGAAATTATCTTTAGTTTCAACGGGTGTCACTTCTGGCTTAACCGCTGGTGCTTCTGCAATTCTTGGATCTGCGAAACACAATCCAGTTGCTTAACTAATCTTAGAGGGGCTTAAAAACCCCTCTATTTAAACAGAATTTATGCAAATTAAAGTTTTAAAAAATACTAAGGCAGCAAAAGACAAATTAGGAATCGAGGCTTTTGACTATCAAGCTGGCGAGACTTATGAAATCTTTGACGAACTAGCAAAAGTTTTTATTTCCCAAAATTGGGGAGTTGAAGAAAAAGAGGCTCAAGAAGTGCAAAAAATCAAAGTTGAAGAAAAGGAAATCAAGACTGAAGAAAAAGCAATCGACAATTTAGAAAATAAAGCGGTTGATAACCTAGAAAACAAATCAATTAACAACAAAAAGAAAGGTAAAAAATAATGACAGCTAACGTATTGAACTACTTTAATCAACCATCTTCTGACTCACAAGACAATAAATTAGTTCTTGGTGGATCAGTTGAAACTAATGGTGGTCAAAGCCTTAAAAAAGTATATTTAACAACTTCAATTACTGATATTTCAACCGCTGGTCAAATTTATGTAGTGTCTCCAGTTGCTGGAACTATCACCAAAATTTATTCAGTAATCAATGGAGCTATTGCAACAGCAAACTCAATTCTAACTCCTAAAATTAATAACATTGCAATCACTAACGGCTCAATCACAGTTGCTTTCTCTGGTTCTGCTGCTGGCGATGTTGATTCTTCAACTCCAACCGCAGCCAATGCAATCACTGCTGGTGCAGCGATTGAAATTGAAACTGATGGTGGCTCTGCAAATACAGTTGAAGTTGTTTTAACAATTGAAATCACATTAAGCTAATGGCTACTAAAGATTTTCAACCAGTTATTAATTTTGATTTACAAGTTGTAATTGCTAACGGCGCAACAACATCTAATGCAGTGGATTTATTAGGTACTAGTCTTTTAGCCTTTGTTACCGATGCTGCATTAAATGGCACTGCTTTTACTTTTACAGTTTCTAACGATTTAGCTGGAACTTATGTGCCATTAAAGAGAATGTCTGATGGGACAACTTTAACTGCTGTTGTTGCTGTATCTGGGCAATATGCAACAAACCCTGCTGATTTTGCTTCAGTTAGGTTTTTAAAGATTGTTTCAGGAACTGCTCAAAGTGGAGCGGCAACTACAATTAAACTAGTAAATAGAAGATTAGCGTAATGCAACCAATCAACTACATTTTAGTTAGTGAAATAGGAAGCGAGCTTCTAACCTTGAGTGATATAAAAACTCACTTAAGGTTAGACGGTTCTGATTATGATTCTATTTTGACACCGCTAATTAAGACCTCTCGATTAATTGGTGAGAAGATAACTGGCAGGGACTTTATTGAAAAGGAGTGGAAAACTTATTTAGATTATTTCCCAACTTATAGTTTCGATGGCTACGAAGGAATTGAAATAAGAAAATCTAAATTGCTTTCAATTACTTCGATTCAATACTATGATGAAAACAACGCGCTACAAACTTTAAGCTCTAGTGATTATTACATTACTAACGAAGCCGATTATTCTTCGATTTTCATAAATAAAGACAAATCTTTTCCAAACACTTATTGCCGCAAGCAAGCTGTTATTATCACTTTTAAAACTAGCTTTCCTAACTTCCCGCAAGATTTGAAACAGGCGATGCTTTCAGTTTGCTCTTATTTATTCGAGAATACTGGCGACTGCATAAATGATGGTAATAGCCAATTCAAGTCTTTGTTTTTTCCTTATATCATCTCGCAAATTTTCTTATTATGAGATGCCAATCAATCAAAAGAAACGTAAATAAAGTCTGCGCTGGTGATTTTAGAGATAGAATAGCCATTCAAACAACCTCAATCACTCCAAACAATTCGCCCAATGGGCTTTCAAGTGTAGGGTTTGCAACCGTTGCTACTATGTGGGCTTTGGTAAAAACAAATCCATCAAGAGAATTTATTGATGGTGTAAATATCGAGAATGGACTAAATACAGATTTTTACATAAGATATAATTCGGCAATTCCTCTAACAAAAGAGCTTTGGGTAGAATACAACAACGTGCTTTATAAAATAACCAATACAGACAACATCGACAAGATGGATAACATAGTGCGCTTAAGATCGACAGAGAAAGGTGATAAAACTATTAACGCAAACAAAAGATGATTAGAGTGATCGACGGTTCAGAAAACGCCAAAACAATGAAGTTTCTTTATGAATTACCAGTTGAACTAACTCGGGCGATTAGACAAGGCTTCTACACTTCTGGTAAGCAGTTGGTAGCTGATTTAAACAAAGACATGAAAGCACCTAAAAGCGGTAGAAAATATAAAATCTACAAAGGGGTAGGTGGTAAATTA